GGCCTAGGATGGCTTCCACCGCGCGCAGGCGTGGGTCGATGTCATTGGTTGGCGCCGGGAAGGCGGGGAGCCCTAGGCGTTTTAGGACGTCGAACGACGTCTCCTCGGAGATCGTGCTCCGCGCCACGCCGGCGGGATCACCCACCACGAACATCCGCATGCCCATGTATTTGCTCTGCATGAGCCGCGGGCGGAGGGATTGGATGACGTGTTTCTCGAGTCCGACGTTCGTCGCTGGCACTTCCTCGTGGACGATCAGCCTGCCCTGGTGATCCATCTGGCAGATGATCGACCACGGGTCGCGTCCGAAGTCCTGTCCGATGATGATCGGGTAGCCCGGGATCACTAGAGTGTGTTCGACCCCATGGAAGGCGGGAATGAACGTGTTTCGGAAAACGCCTTGACCGCTCGGGTCCTCACCAAATTGAGCATAGACATAACGCTTAACCCATGATGAGTCTTCGCCGTGCTGGCGTACCAGTCTTTCATAGTACGTACGCCCTTGGGCAAGCCGACGAGGGTCGCCAAGTGGAAGGCGTGCAGTCTCTTCCGTCTGCGGACCGATGTAATCCAGATTTTCCGCTGCCTCCGAGACTCCGCTGGGTTGGATAAAGATTTGCGCATCGCTGGGGGGCTCCATCATGTATTTGTGCCAGGGTGTCTCTTGCGTAGGCATGTTCGTGTCAGCGATGATCCCAGACCAAGTTGGCACTCCGCCAACCTTTGGCGATGGATATCGTCCGATACGGCCTGAGAGCGGGGCCAGCACGTTGAAGTTCATCTCGATGCATTCCGACAGCCACGCTCCGGTCAACTGCATAGACAAAAGGCGCGCTTGGTCGCCAGCGTCTTCCAGCGGGATGAACATCCAGTCGCTGTGGACGTCCCCAAACCGAATCTGATAGGTTTTCTTGAACTCTTTCCATTCGCCTAGCCCTCGCAGCCACTGATGGCAGTCGTTCAAGACGGTGTCCATCAGCTGGCGCAACGTCTGCCGAGTGACGGCCATCCGTGTGTAACGGATGCCATCGGTGTGAGGCGTCTGTTGGATCGAACGCCGAAGCAGTTCGATGATGCACGCCGTCGTCTTACCCGAGCCGACGGGCCCCGCGATGATGCGGGTGAAGGCGCTTGAGTTCATGAACTGGCCGCAGATCGGCGGAGCGACGTAGGAGAAGAGTTCTTTTCGGTCAGGGTCAGCCATTTTGCCACGATACCCATGGTGCCGCCGAATGCTTGATTGCCTTCGGCTCTTCGAGGTAGATCCCTCGATGGTCCACGATACCATACTTCGGGTGGACAAGCATCAGAGCCTGTGTCGGGGCTGACGGCGGGATGCGGAGTTTGTTAACGCTGTATTCGTCGGGACCCTTGACGCAGCCATTCACGACAACTCGGGGAAGAGGCATGTAGTCGTGGTAGTGGCAGACGATCAGCGTGTCGAACGGCTGGTCGATGATCGCTTTTTGCCGGCCGATCTTGACCGCGCCTCTAAGGATCGGCCCCATCGCGCCAATGATTCCATCGCCGCCGGCAGTCCCGAGCCGGTCCCCGTGAGTAAGGCAAAAGCGGTGGTGATAAGACTTGAAGTGACAATCCGGGCCTTTCGACGCCGTGAACTGGACCCTCGGATCGTTTTTGAAGTGGCGCATGAGGTTGAGGTAGATCGCGTAGTCATAGTTGTTCCTAGCGATGAATTTGTTCGGGGGCTTCTTCGAGCTGCGTCCGTGGTTACCTACGACGGCCGGTATGTAAACGTAATCGAAAGCGTCGACGAGCTGCTCAATTCCCGCTGCTAGAAGGTCGGTGAGGTCATTGACCGCTTCGAGGGGCGTGCGGTCGTTGGTGACCATCAACTCTTCATGGATGTCACCGCCGATCATATCACCACCAAAACACACGATGATGCCAGGGTAGTCTTTCTGTGAGTCGCCCATGTGATTGAAGCTTAGGTCGATCGTGCGGTCGACGAGAAGCTTGATTCTTCGTTGTGCAATCTCCGCGTTATATGCGGAGATCCCGTTCTGCTTGTTCGTGGCGCTCACCTCACCATAGTGGATGTCACTCCACACCGCGACGGGTGTGCCACGCACTTTGGAGCCTACTGGAAGTTTCGTTAACCACGCCGGGGGCTTCGGGTCATGGGCCGCGATCTGGAAGATCACCTCGCGAATGTTGTCTTCCGCATCGAGCTTCTTTCGCATCTGCGCAACGCTGCGCCGGTAGTCTGCGAGTTCGATGTTCTGTTTCCGGATGATCTCTGTCGCGTCTTTAAGATAATCCTTGGCAGTTTTTCGTGGTGCAGGCATGTTGCTGTTTCCTGTGTCTAGCCCGCCGTCTTCTTGCTTTGAACAGGGGGCTTTGTTTTATCCGCATCATGTAGGCTATTCCTAGGGGCGTCCGTAACCATGCACTTCGAAGTGCTTTTGCCCGCAGGCTTTTCGAGTATTTCCGTTGTCGGTTTTGGTGGCTCAATATTCCTTTCGCGGTCTTCTGGTATATCGCCGAATACACCCTCCACTGCAGCCGTTTGCGCTCTAGGGGTGACATCTTTGACAAACTGGAGCTTGGTGTCTTCTCCGAGGGAGATGTTGATGACGAATTTCTCGCCCGTGCCGGCTTCGGCTTTTGCTTCGCCGACGCCCGCCATTTTGGCGAAGAACTTTCCAGTTTCGACAGCGACTGCAGGGGAGATATCCTTGTCGATCATTTGTGAGCCAAGCCTAGGTAGACCTTCCTCCAACAAAACGGCGGAAATAAGACGGACCCGCTCGGGGGTCGATGTCACCCTGTTCCACTCGATCGTGAAGTCCTCGTGGACCCGTTTGAAGAAGGGGATCTCTTTGATGCGTTCGTACTGCTCCGTCGTGATGCAGTAGGGTTCAAGAATGTCGGAGAGCGCCTTCAATTCCATGACGACATCACGGGCTAGCCGTGCTATCAACCCGGGGGTAAGGTGTCTCGGCAGGGGCACCGAGATGGTGGATGGGAGTGAATTCATAGGCTTAGTCCTCGCACTTCTGGCGTTAACGAAGGGTAAACTGTTTGTGATTAACCCCTAAGGGCCATCACGCCCGCTTTCTGGAAGAACCATGGATCAACTCGGACAGTCTGGCCTCATATCGGTCGTTCCTCCCGCGGCACTCGAGGCCCAGCTTGCTGGCCAACAGCAGCAGAAGGACGCTGTGCTCATGGCGCAGCAGCAAGCTCCTCCCGAGGAGCTGGTCGGGTACGTGAAGGCCCGCTACGAAGTCTTCCGCAATCATCGCAACACCGCCGCTGGCTGGACCGAACGTCTTTTGGAGGCACTGCGCTCCTATCAGGGGCAGTATAGCGCGTCGAAGCTCATGAGTATTCGGCAATGGGGTGGTTCTGAGGTGTTTGCCCGGATCACCACCCAGAAATGCCGCGCTGCCAGCTCACTTTTGCGTGATATCTATCTAGGCACCGACCGCCCATGGGCGATCGATCCGCCGCCTGAGCCGGAAGTGCCTGACGAAATATACCAGAAAATAACCGCGTTTGTACAGCAAGAGGCACAACAGGCGGCCCAAACTCTACAGACTGTCGGTCAACCTCCACCATCGCCCGACGACGTCCAGCAGCGCCAGGAGGCGCTCTTTTCGTCCGCGGAGGATGCCGCGCGTAAGAAGGCGAAGGAACAGGCACGCCGGTCGACCGACAAGATCGACGAGCTCTTGCATGAGGGGTCTTTCTATGACGCCCTCTCCGACATGATCACGATGATTCCGATCTTCCCCTTCGTTTGCTTGAAGGGTCCGACGGTGCGGATGGTCGTCGAACTCGAGTGGCCCCCTGGCGGCGGCCAGCCGGTCGTGAAGCAGGTCCCCAAGCTGTTTTGGGCTGCCCCGAGCCCCTTCGACATTTACTTCACCCCTGGCGTTTCGGACATCAAGAACGCCGAAGTCATCGAGAAAATGCGCTTCACGCGCGCGGAAATCAACGATCTACTGGACCTCCCTGGCTACTACCAGCCGGGCGTCCTAGCTGTCTTAGACGAGTACGGCCGCGGCGGTTTGTACGACAATTGGGACACCCCGGACGCCGAGCGCGCGGTCCTCGAAAACCGGGAGAACCCGGCTTGGAACCGCAGCGGTTTGATCAGCGTCATGTCCTATAATGGCAACGTCCAAGGGCGGATGCTCAAGGACTATGGCGTCGTCTTGCCGCCGAATGATCCGCAAGGCCTGCGGGACTACAACTGCGAGGTCCTCTGCATTGGCGCGCATGTGATCCGCGCGAACCTCTCCGTGTCGCCGCGCAAGCGCCACCCTTATTATATTACCAGCTTCGACAAGGTGCCGGGCGGCATCATTGGCAACGCGCTCGGCGAGCTCATCGGCGACCTTCAGGAAGTGGCGAACGCCACCCTGCGGTCCCTGGTCAACAACCTCTCGATCGCGTCCGGCCCCCAAGTGGTGATCGACGAAGGGCGACTCTCCCCCACGGAGAACGCCGACGACATGTACCCCTGGAAACGCTGGCGGGTGCGCAACGACCCGATCGGGGCAAACACCAACAATGACAAGGGGCCGATCTGGTTTTTTCAGCCAAACAGCAATTCCACCGATCTGTTGAAAGTGCTGGATGCAGTAATAACGCTGGCGGACGACGTATCCGCCATTCCCAAATACCTCTCTGGCCAGAACGCCGGCGGTGCCGGCCGGACTGCATCCGGGCTTGCCATGCTCATGGGCAACGCCAGCAAGATCCTGCAGACGGTCTCGGGCAACATCGATCGCGATATTTTTCAGGAGGCGCTCGCGTCTCTCGAAGAGCTGATCCTCCTGACTGACACCACGGGTGTCCTGACGGGCATGGAGAAGTTCGTCGTCAAGGGTGTCCAGGTCGCCATTCAGCGCGAGACGCAGCGCCAACGCCAGCTCGAGCTGCTCCAACAGACCAACAACCCGACCGACATCCACATCATGGGGATCAAAGGCCGCGGTGCACTGCTCCGCTCGGTGTCCGGCCAAGTCGGCCTCGCCGGCGAGGAGATTGTGCCGCCCGATGAAGTTCTGGAGAAGATGCAGAAGGACTCGGAGAAGAACGGGCAGGAGAAGCATATCGCGGATGCCGTGCAGCAGGGTATTGTTGCTGGCACCAAGCAGGCGGTGACGCGGATCGTCTCCGAAATGGAGGCGGGCGTACTCGCGCAAGACTTCATGATGCCGGAAGGCGCGCCGACGCACATCGGCACACCGGGTCAGTTACCGCCTCCGGGCGGTGGAAATGGGGCGTCGCCCGGCGCGCCCCCGGGGGCGCCACCAAGCGGTAGCAATGGCGCGTCCCCGCAAGGAAGCCCGGGTAATCCTCACGCCAAGATGTCTGCGGATGATGGGCCTCAGACGGCCCTCGTCGGCAAGCCTGCTCCCGCTCAACCGAACCAAGCGATCGCCGGGGGACCGCATTAACACTTCACTAACCAAAATCGTCTAACAACGACGAAAGTTTCCGCTCAGAGGATCTGACGCCATGACCGTCCTTAGCTCCAACCACTACGATGACAACACGCTGTCGCCGATCTTGAAACAGGTCGTCGATCTCGTGAACGCAGGTGGCATCGGCGGTCCGACGGGTCCGACGGGCTTTACTGGTCCTGGCGGCGGCCCGACTGGTCCGACCGGCCCGACCTCTGCAACGGGTCCCACGGGTCCCGCGATCGGCGCTCAAGGCCCTGCCGGGCAGCAAGGTGCTGGCGGAGCCACGGGTGCCACGGGTGCAACCGGCGCCACTGGCGCAACAGGTCCCCAAGGCGCACAAGGCATCACTGGCGCGACGGGCATGTACAATGGGGTCACCGGCCCCACCGGGCCGACTGGCACCGGCGTCACTGGCCCGACGGGCGTCACCGGCCCAACTGGTGTCACTGGTCCGACCGGCTTCACCGGTCCTGGCGTCACCGGCCCAACCGGTCCGACTGGCGCAACTGGTGTCACGGGCTACACGGGCCCAGGCTTCATCTTTATCGCGCCGACCTCCGACCCGCATGTCGTCAACGCGGTTTGGAACAACAGCGGCACGCTGACGGTTTCCGCCGGCTAAAGGGGTTGCACGATGGTTGATCTGACCAGCAAGGGCATCCCCTCTCCGGGAACGAAGCCCGAAGGCTACGACAAGAATACGCTCGGTCCCATCCTGAAAAGGGTGGTGGATGTCATCAACAACCACGTCATCTATGGTCCCGCGGGCCCGACCGGCAAAGCCGGTCCGTCGACCACGACTGGCAGCACGGGCCCCACAGGTCCCGGCGTCACCGGCCCGAGCTTCTTCGCGCGGGGGCAGACTGGCGTCACCGGTCTATCGGGCCCCACAGGCCCGGTTGGGCCAGCCAGGACCGCCACGGGCACAGGTCCGACCGGCGTCACTGGCTTGACCGGCTTCGCTGGTCCGACCGCTGACCCTTTCGTGCCGGGCAAGACTGGCGCGAACAGCGCGACTGGCAACACCGGGCCAACTGGCTTCGTTGGCTTCAGCGGCAACAGCAACAAGACTGGTCCGACCGGCGTAACTGGTCCGACTGGCTTCACCGGCCGCGCGGGCCCGGTCGGCAAGACCGGCGGCAACTGGCTCTTCATCGCTCCGACCTCTGACCCGCACGTCGCGGGCGCGGTCTACAACGGCGGTGGCGGTGCCACTGGGGGCTTGCGAATTTCTGGGGGCTAAGTTAGGATCGCTTGATCCTAACTCCTTCCCCTGGAGCATCCCTTGGACGCTTTCCTCTACGACGCCATGCGCCATGTGCGCGCCGCGGGTTATGTCATCGTTGACGCCAAACGCGTTCACGACTTTCATATCCAGACAGCTATCAACGACGCGCAGCTCATTTATGAGAATGCGGACACGCGTGCGATGGTGCAGGGCGAGATCATTCACCATCTCGCTGCCGATTTGACGAAGCACCCAGACATTTTGTCCTGGCGGTACAGCCAGGACTCGAGTGTTGGTCAGGTCCTTATCAATGCCACCCTCCTCACAATCGAACCGCGTTGGAAGATTGGGGAGCCGAAGCCGTGAAGCTCTTTCCCTCACAGACCGCAGTGCGACGGAGCGAGCGTTCGCGCGTGTGGCGTTTAGCTAATCCAGAAAAAACCCGCGAAATTGCGCGCAACGCTCAAAATAGGCGGCGTGAACGTGACCCGCGAGGTACCAAAGATCGGCGTTTGCGTAGGGCGTTCGGTATTACGGTAGAGATGTGGGAAGCCATGTTTGCCGCCCAAGGCTTTTGTTGTGCTATTTGTGGAGCAGCTGAACCGGGGACAAAGCAGGGATGGCACACCGACCACTGTCACACAACCCATATAGTCCGGGGGATACTTTGCCATCACTGCAATCTAACGATTGGTTCAGCTAAAGACGACGTTGTTCGCCTTCGTGCTGCTATTGATTATTTGGAGCGGTGCCAATGAAACTTTTCTGGTCGGGGATCGTAAAGAATGAAAGCGCGCGCCTAGAACGTTGCATGAAGGCTCTCATTGATCATGTCGATGGAGCCATCATCCTAGACACCGGAAGCACAGACGCAACAATACAAATTATCACCGATTTCTTCGCCAAGCACAAGAAGCCGTGCGAGATTGCGGTCGGCACCTTTGAAACCTGGGACCAAGCGAGGAACGATGCACTCAAATTGGCAAGGAATTCTGTTCATAGCTGGGATTATCTGTTTCTGGTTGATGTTGATATGGAGCTTGTCGTTAACGACCCTGGGTGGCGTGCTGAAATTGGGGATGGCGCCGCTTATGAGATGGTTCAAGAAGCAGGTACTGTGGTTTACACCAACGCCCGACTTATCTCACGATTGGCCACAGGTAACTATCGCGGTGTCACCCACGAATTTCTCGACGTCCCAAGTGTTGGTTGTATTCGAGGCGCGCGTTTCCGCGATCATGCCGATGGAGCTAATCGAACAGGGAAAGCACTTCGAGATGCAGCGCTACTTCGAAAGGGTTTGGAGAAAGAGCCGCAGAATGGGCGTTATTGGTACTATCTTGGTCAATCGCTCAAGGATGCAGGCCGGGCCGAAGAAGCAATCCCCGCCTTTGTCAACGCCGTCCGACACAGCAATTGGGACGAAGAGCGCTGGAATGCCCAGCAGCATCTAGCGCATTGCTACGATGACATCGGCGACGAGCCGCGCTTCATTCACGAAATGTTGAAGGCGTACGAGATGCGCCCCTCGCGCGCGGAGGCGCTGTACGACCTCGCCAAGCACTTCCGCATCAAAGGACAGAACAACGCATCGCTGGTTTTCTCGGAAATGGGGCTCACGAAGCCCCTGCCGGGCGATCGCCTGTTCGTGAACTCGTATCCGTACAAGGTCGGGTTCAAGGAAGAGTACGCGATCTGCGGGTTCTACGACGAGAGCCGGCGTAATCAGGCGCGCAGGTTCAACGACGAGCTATCCCTGTCCCTCGTGGGCGAGGGGATGACGCGCCTCGGCGCGCGACAGAACATGTTCTTCTATCTGGAGAAGCTGACGGACCTCTGCCCCAACACGAAGATGGAGAAGATCGAGTTCACACCGCCCCCGGGTTACGTGGCAATGAACCCTTCTTTGTCCCAAATTGGTGATTTATCGGTACGGTGCGTGAATTACACCATCACGCCGTGGGGGTCTTATGATATTCGCAAGATGGACAGCGGTAGCGTGGAGGTCGAAGGCGCCCCCATCACACGTGACAACCCAATCCACACCCGCAATTTCGTCCGTGCGGTGAAGCAGACGGAGTGGGTTGAGGTGGCGTTCCAGGCCTACAAGCCAGAGTTCGATCTGGTGCGCGGCGCCGAGGATATGCGGATCTTTCGTTGGAACGGAGCGCTATGGTCTATATCAAATTTTCGTGATCGTAATCCGGAGGGGCGCTGTGAACAACATTTGGCACGCATCAACACCACCAGGGGTACCGCAGACTATCTGGGAAAAGTGGAGCCCCAGGATTTCCCTCGAGCCTACGCTGAAAAGAACTGGATGCCCTGGGTTAACCGGAACGGCCTCCGCCTCATCCATCGACTCGGCACGGTCTTAGACAGGGCCGGGCACACTGTCTTCCAGGCAAAGAACCTCGTGCTCGACGTGCAGCGGCTGAGTGGCGGCGGCGGGCTCGTCGACATGGGTGATGGGAGGTGGCTCGCGATCGTCCACGAGGCCCAGCTCCTGCCGGGGCAGACGAACCTGCGATATTACTACCATCGTTTCGCCACAATCAACGGTGAGGGTTCCCCGCTCGCGCTCTCGCGGCCGTTCGTGTTTCATGACAAGCAAATCGAGTTCGCTGCCGGTCTTGCGCTTGTAGACGACAAGCTCCTGGTGTCGTATGGAGTGCGGGATTGCGAGCCGTGGTTAGCATCCCTCCACCTGGATGAAGTGAAGAGGCTTTTCATATGAGCGTTCATCTCGTTTCCGGTTTCGTCCCCATCGAGGGGCACCCGCGCCCTCCCACAGAGTATGAAGAGCTTTTCAACAAGTTGACTGGGGTCACGGCGCTTCTCGACAACCCGATTTACTTTTTCCAACACGCGATCGACACCTGTTGGCTCTTCGAATATCTGGCGTGGTCGAAGTTGAGCCCTACGCATTCCGTTGCGGACAACCCGAAGAAGAACACACTCGCCTATCACATCGTTAATCACCAGAAGATCCGGTGGATGTGCGCGGCCGCACAAGCGAAGCCACATGTGGATGTGTTCGCGTGGATTGACGCAGGTATCCTCTCGGTCCCTGGTGTGACGATCGAGGACGTCGCGTACGCCGTCAACGCGGCGAAGAACGAAAAGACGATCGTGATCCCTGGCTGCTGGGGGCGCCCCGAGGCGAAGCTCTGCCCAGACAGCCAAGTTAACTGGCGCTTCTGCGGTGGGTTCTTCGTTGTCCCACGCATGTACCTCGCGGACTTGGAGACGGCATTCCGCGCGGAGACGATGCGCCATCTGCGGGAGACGAATAACCTCTCGTGGGAGGTCAACACGCTGCAGAGAATGGAGCAGCATTGTGCGATCCGGCTCCCAATCTGGTGGTATAAAGCTGACCACGACAAGAGCATGTTCCGGAACTACCCGAGAGTTGCAAATGTCAATTAAGGCTCGAGTTGTCAGTGCTTTTGTGCCGCTGGCCGGCATGCGCCACGTAGATCCAAAGGTCTACGAGAAGAACGCCTATGACATGGTGGCGGATGTCCCCTATGTCTTCTTCAATCTGGACGAAGAAATCCACGACATGTGGCTCTGGAAGTGGCTGAACATGGCTGAGTGGGGGACGCTCCCGCCCGCGACACCTGCGGCGCCTGACCGCTACCCGACACCGCAGCACTTCGTGAACTCCAACATTGTGCAACACAATCGCACGCGCTGGCTCCTGCACGCGGCCGCGATGTACCCCGATGACAACATCTTCATCTGGCTAGACTATGGCCTGCTCAAGCAGGGCGACTTCACGGGTAAGCGTATCGAAGCGAAGCACATCGCGCCGTTCGTGGAGAAGGTCGAGCGCTACTACAACGCAGGACACCTAGATATCCCGTTCCCGGGGATCGAAGGCCCTGGCGTTGTAAACGTGACTGGCAACTGCTGGCGTTTCTGTGGGTCGACACACGTCGTCCCCCGCTGGCACCTTGACGCGATTGACGCGGCGTACCGGCAGACATGTTGCGAATTCATCGCCGCGACGCAGACTGTCCCGCTTGATCTTCCTATTTGGGCGCTCGTGGAACAATTCCATCCGGAGCTTCCATACCGTTGGTACAAGGCAGAATATGACTACACACAGTTGTCCAACTTTCCGGAGCCCACATGACCAATCGTGAAATGACGCCTCTTTGCAAGCTGATGGAAAAGTACGGCTCTGACAAAGGTGGCTGGCACCTTAAGGCAGGGGAGACCTGCCACAACTATTCTCAGATGTATGATCGTCTGATGATGGCTCACATTGACCGGGTGAAAGCGGTCCTCGAAATTGGAGTCAACTATGGGCCCTCCCTCCGTGCTTGGCGTGATTACTTCCCTAACGCGCGTATCGTTGGTCTGGATTCTAACGCAGAGTGCCTCTTCACTGAAGACCGCATCCAATGTTTTGCTGCGGATCAGAACAACGCTGAATCGTTGGAGGGTGCACTTACTCTTGCCGGAATTTCAAAGTACGACCTCATTGTTGACGACGGCTCCCACGAGGAGCATCACCAAGTTTTTTCAGCGAATGTGCTTTCGCGCTATCTCGCTCCCAATGGGATCTATGTCATCGAAGACATCACCCATGACTGCGACCCCGAGCGATACCTCTCCCAAATTCACGGATACGAAGCTTATACCGCCTTTGATGTTGGAGTCGGTCTCGGTAAAGCACATTGCCCCTGTTGCGGGACCGGCGAGCGACTCCTTGTCCTTGCGCACAACGTCGACCGTATATTCCGATGAGAGTGTTCATCACTGGCATCGCTGGCTTTTTGGGGAGCCACCTCGCGGACGCAATGCTCCGCGACGGCCACGTAGTTGGTGGCGTCGATAGTCTCATCGGGGGATACCACGACAATGTTCCCGACGGGGTACAAATCTGGTGGCACGCCGACTGCAAAGAGCTTTCGTGCCTGAACGGGTACTTTGACCGCTTTAAACCAGAGATCGTTTTTCACTGCGCCGCCCTCGCGTACGAAGGTCTCAGCGTCTTCTCACCACACACTGTCACACAAAGCATCGTAGGAGCATCCACCAGTGTCTTTTCAGCCGCGATCACAGCAGGAGTTAGGCGCATCGTACATTGCTCGTCGATGGCACGATACGGGAGAGGAAATCCTCCGTTTGTTGAATCAGACAGACCTGAGCCCCAGGATCCGTACGGAATTGGAAAGCTTTGTTCTGAACAAATGCTCCGAAATTTATGCGAAACTCACGGAGTTGAGTTTTCAATCGCGGTACCCCATAACATCATCGGCCCGCGACAGAAATACGATGATCCCTACCGAAACGTGGCCTCAATCATGATCAACCGCGCCCTGCAGGGGAAGCCGATTTTTGTCTATGGTGACGGTCAACAGGAGCGTTGTTTCTCCTATGTCGATGACTGCATCTCCTGTTTGAAGAAGATGGCTTTCCAGGACAACGTAGTCGGTGAGGTGATCAACATTGGGCCCGACGAGCTACCGATCACCATTAACGACCTCGCGCAGCTCGTGCAGTATCTCTGCTCAGTGTCGCTACCAATCCAGCACATGCCCGGTCGACCGCAGGAAGTGAAGATCGCGCTTTGTTCGTCGAACAAGGCACGCCGCCTGCTCGGGTACGAGACGAAGACCACTCTGTCGGATGGCCTCGCGGAAATGATCCACTACATCCGCGCCCGTGGCACACGTTCGTTCGACTACCACCTTCCGCTGGAAATCGTAAACGAGAAGACGCCGCGGACGTGGAAAGAGCGCCTGTTTTAAAGCGTTAACGCTTTCTTAGGGCTCTCCGACTACGTTCCGGCCGGATCCAACGAGGAGTTTTTTCCATGGCTAAGTCCAAGGTCGAGAGCGCCAAGAATGCCACGTTCGCCGAAGGTGGGAACACCCACATGTTCGGTCCGCAGGCAGCTGGCGAGCAGAAGCCCGCCGAGACGTCGCATGACGTCAAGGGCGGCGCACCGGGTGCGAAGTTTGCAGCCGGCGGTTCGAGCAAGATGTTCGGCTACGCTGGTAGCCAGACGGCACGGGCCGGCATTACCAGCGCTCGCTAACATGGCGAAGGGCCCCAAGGCGGCTACCCAGCCGAGAGCGATCAAGCTGCCTGATCCCAACAAGGTGATCAATGCGGCTCCGCGTTTGAAGCCCATTAGCACTCGGGAATATGGCAAGGGTGGAACTCCCTTGTCCGGTAACCCGAACATGGGTCAACGCGGCGGCGGGGTCAGCTTTGGAGGTCCGACCAATGGCTTTTGAACTGGATTTTTGATATGGCGTTCAAAAAGGATCTCACTCCGCTCACGAAGAAGGGCTCCGTCACGGTCCACAAGGGCAAGGGCGCCACTCAGGAGCTCCTGCCGTCACGTAGCGCCGTCAATACGCTCACCGGGCCCGACTCGGGCGCGCGCAACTTCAACGACTACGCCAAGGCGACCCCCAGTATCACCGAGGCATCTGATACCCCCGATGGTGGATCCGAGCTCTAACCTCCGGAAGCGTTTACATTTTCTCCGTAATCGTGCTCCCGACGAATTCAAGGAAGTCCAGCTGGCGATGAACGCTTGGGCTGGAACTAAGCTTGCCATGGTCACGGGTCTCTCTCCTGATCAACTGCCGCAGTTTCAGGGCCAGATGCAGGGCATCGAGTCCATTTTAACTCTTATGAAGGATTCAGAGGCTAAACCTAACGACTGAGCCTGCGACGCGCGGATCCCTCGCGCCTCACACGTTAGGAGAGAGAAATGGTCGAATTCAACACGACGGTCCCGAAGGATCGTATCGATCCGCACGTCAAACTCCCCTCAGCCATTGCGAACGCTTCTGCGGCGATTGACCGCTTCTATGAGGCGCAGAAGAACGGCCAGCCAGTCGAGCCCCCGGGCGTCCCCGTGCCGATCGATCCGCCGGTCCCCCCACCGCAGCCTGATCCGGCGCCTCCGCAACCCACACCACAGCCTGACCCACCTCCGCCGGCACCGCCCGAGCCCCCGCCCGAGCCGATACACGAGGACCTCGTCCCGACGCCCCAGCAGATACAGGGCGACGAGTGGGCGAATCGCTACAACGCCATGCGCGGCCGCCTGGGCGCGGAAACCAAGAAGTTCAACGCGGCGATCGCCACCAAGGATCAGCAGATCCTCGACCTCCACAATAAATTATCACAATTAAGTGATGAGGTCGTGAAGAGTAACCAACTTCTAAGCCAACTCAACCGCCAGCCACCGCAACCTCCTGCACCTGTTACCCCTTTGATAACAGACGAGGATTTGGAGCGGCACGGCGCCGATACGGTCGATTTCGTGCAACGTGCAGCGCGCGCCATGATCGGTCCTGAACTCGAACGGGTTCAACACCAAAATGAAGAGCTACAACAAGAACTTAGCCGAAATCGCAGGGCTGCGATGAACGCGGAATTGACGCTCGCTGTCCCGAATTGGCGCGAGATCAATGTCGACAAAAGGTTCCTGCAATGGCTCCGTAAACCAAATATTTACACAGGTAGGACCAATAAGGAACTGTTGAACGCAGCCGCGGCCTCTGCAGATGCACAGCGAGTGGCGGCGTTCTTCAAGGGCTTCCTCTCTGAGGAGAAAGTCACGGGTCACCAGCCCGATCCCGCAGCACCAGTGCCGCCGGTGGCGCCACGGAAAGCAGCGGTCGATCTGGCCAGTCTGGCGGCTCCTGGCAGTGGCAAGCCGGCTTCAGGTACAGACATGTACACGCCGCCTTCAAAGCCGATCTACAAAACCTCCGACTTCGAAAAGGTTCGTCGTGCAAAGGCTAAGGGCCAATACACGGCGGCGCAGGCAGCGGCGATCGACGCCGACATGCATGCAGCCACACTCGAGGGGCGGATCATCAAGGGTTAACCAGGGGTCTTCGATCGCATAGAAAGTGCCATGTAGACCCCGCAACAGGGGTCTACTCCTATGGCTATTCCGAGCGCAGGCTTTCCCGGCGCAACCTCTGGCTCCACGCCAGTATTGACGCCGTCTGGCTCCTCGCCCAACGGTCTCCAGGCTGCCGGGTTTATCCCGGAGATCTGGTCGACGAAGCTGGTCGAGAAGTTCTATGCCTCCACCGTGCTTGCTGCCATCAGCAACACGGATTACGAAGGCGAGATCAAGAACCATGGCGACCGGGTGAAGATCCGGACCAAGCCGACCATCACCATCCGCGACTATAAGGCGGACGGCCTGCTCAACCTGGACCGCCCCGTCGGCGGCACCGTTGAGCTGTACATCGGCAACGGCAAGTACTTCTCGACCATCCTCGACGACGTTATGGAGGTCCAGTCGGACCTGAATAACCTGTCGATGTGGTCGGACGACGCTGCACAGCAGCTCAAGATCGCTGTCGACACGGACGTGTTGGACGGCATCGTGGGTGGTGCTTCGGCCAATAACCGCGGTGTCACCGCGGGTGTCATCACCGGCAACGTGAACCTCGGCGTCAAGGGTGCGTCCCTGAGCGTCGTGGGCCGCAACCCCGGTGCTTCCGATGTGGAGCTTCTGGACGTTCTGATGCGTCTCGGCCAAGTCCTGGACGAGCAGAACATTCCGGAAGAGGGCCGCTGGGTTGTGATGCCGGCTTGGGCTGGCCGCATGATCAAGCAGTCCGAGCTCCGCCAGGCCTACCTGTCCGGTGACAGCGTCTCTATGCTGCGCAACGGCCGGCTGGGTATGGTGGACCGCTTCACCATCTACATCAGCAACTTGCTGCCGAACAACAGCTCGGACAGCGCGAACTTCAACTCGGGTGAATGGCCGGTCTTTGCTGGCCACGCGCACGGGCTGACCTTCGCCTCGCAGATTTCGAAGGTCGAGACGCTCCGTTCGGAGCTGACCTTCGGCCAGATCCTGCGTGGCCTGCAGGTCTACGGCTACCAAGTCGTGGACGGCAAGGCTCTTGCTCAGGCTCAGGTTACCCCGAACAGCTAACCGCTGGGGAAGGGTGGGACGACGGAGAGGCCCCGGTGGGGCCTCTTTTCGTTAGCAAAGCCTTAACGCTCCTGGACTACGTTGCCCTTTGATTTCAGAGGGCCCCGGCATGACCACCAGCGCCTCCTACTATGGCGAATTCGACTCAGACAGCCAGCCGACCCTGAACACCGTTCAGGACTATGTCACGTCGGCTCGAGTCCTCCTGCAGGACACCCTGAGCACAAATCAGCGCTATGACGACGCCTCCCTCCTGGTGGCGATCAATGTCGCCCTGCTGGAGGCGCGTCGCGTGCGCCCTGACCTGTTCGTTTACAACCATCGCTACCGCGGCCAAGCGCAAGCTTTTACCGAGATTGATGCCACGTACGTGGACATCGAGCCTCAATTCAGGTTAGCTATTCTGTACGGCTTAGTGGCGAGCGCCTTCATGCGCGACCAGGAGGACTACTCCGCCGACCAAGCCTCGTCTTATTGGGCGTTCTTCAACACCGTACTCACTGGCAAGGGCATGCCCCGCATGGCATCGCCGGCCGGACCTGGGAGACCCTAATGTCTGACCACCGCGACGACGGCCGCCTCCGCGCCTACGCCCTGCAGCTGCTCAATCAGGCTGAAGTCCGTCTGCTGGGCATTTCGCAGGCTGCGCTGCGCGCTGAGTTCTATGACACCATGCGGACGTGGTTCGACGAGACGAATTGTTGGCAAGAAAACATCAACTTCGCAATCGTTCCCAACGTGCTCGACTATCCGATCGTCCCCAGCTCGGGGCGCATCATGCGCTTTCTCGCCGCATATGACGCGAATTTCAGCCCCCTGCCGGCCACCATGCCGCAACTCGGTACGGTGTCTTTCGCGCCATTCTTCATGATGACGCAGTCGGCGATCAGCGGGAACAGCTCCATCGTTACGGCTCGAGTCGTGCTCAACGTGGACGCGCCATTCGAGAACCACGGCATTCCCACCTTCCCGTCCTGGGTCCTGCCGACCTGGGGTACCTATATTCTCGACGGTCTCGTTGGCCGCTGCATGCTGCATCCGGACAAGTCCTGGTCGAACAACACGCTTGGCATGCTCCACTCCGCGCGCTTCCGCGATGGCTGTGGACGCGTGCGCGGCGACACGGCGAAGCAGAATACGATAGGCGCGCAAGTTTGGCGTTTCCCGCAGACGTTTCGCACTCGCAGCCAACAGGGCGGCGTGTCCACAACTGGCTCTACATGGTGACATGATGTCTGACCCGTGGAAAAATCCTTCGAACGCTACCAGCGCGCTTGTCGGCTTTCGTATTTCGAACGACGCGACGTGGAATGATGCTATTCAGTTTGGACCTCTGGCCGACGGGACCGAGTGGTCGTTCCCGGCTGGCAAAACGTTCCTCATGGATGTGAAGCGCAACCGCTACGACACCACCCCGCTCCTGCAGCTCAGTACGGCGAACGGACGTATAGTATCATTAAGTGATACGTTGCGCCTCATCCAGTTCAATGTGGCGATCGCCGACATTCTCGCGAACCTGCCACCGGGTGTCTACGTCTACAGCTTCATCATGGACGATCCTATCACCACCCCATCTCAACGCACTCAGCTCATGCACGGCGAAGTTTGCGTCGGGCAGGGTCCAACTTACCCGTAAGGAACGAACATGACTGTCGTAGGCACACCGCAAGCACCAGTCACGGCATACCCAATCGTTGTCCTTGCTGGACCGACGGGTCCGTCGGGTGGACCGACTGGTTCGACTGGACCGACGGGCGTCACCGGCGCGGGCGCATTTACTGGCCCGACCGGACCATCTGGTCCAACTGGCACAAGTTTCACGGGTCCCACGGGTCTCGCAGCTACGGGCGTGACTGGTCCGACCGGCCGCACGGGTCCGCCCGGCTCCGCGGTCACGGGTCCAACAGGTGCGTCGGCTGCCACGGGACCCACAGGTATGACTGGTCCCGGTGGGTTCACGGGTTATTCCAACATCTTCACCGGTCCAACCGGTGGAGCCACCACCACGGAAGTGATGGTGGGGCTCAACAGACAATTCGTTCCCTCGTTGTCCGGCAAAGTGGCTGTGTTCATTTCCGGGCTTGTTCACCAAACGATCGCTGACGTTGGGGTGACAATAAAGGGTCGTTACAGCACCGGCACGGCGCCGGCGGCGGGCGTGGCCGCCACAGGGACGGAGTTTGGACGCGCGCAACGTACCTTCCAATCAGGCAATACACAGTACGACACGTTCCTCATCCATGGCGTTATCAACGGCCTTGCGATCGGCCCAGTGTCCTGGTTTGATCTCTCGATCGTTTCCGGTGCAACGGGCGCTGCGCTGGTGCAGGACGTTCAATTCACCATCCTAGAGGGCGCATAGTGTGACCTACGTTCCCGCTGCTCCCGTCACGGCCTACCCTGTAGTCGTGCTAGGTGGTCCGACGGGACCATCGGGCGGGCCTACGGGCTCGACCGGGCCGACGGGTGTCACGGGTGCGGGATCGACCGGCGCCACAGGGCGCACGGGACCGACAGGCATGACGGGTCCCTTCGGATCCGCTACGAACACTGGCGCAACGGGCTACACTGGCGTCACCGGCCCCACGGGCTTCACGGGTGCGGCTGGAACAGCGAGCAGCACGGGTGCCACGGGCTACACCGGCCCCACGGGCTTCACCGGGCCTACCGGCTTTACGGGAAATACGGGAAATACGGGAAACACTGGTCCGCTCGGAACGGGTCCCACGGGTTTCACGGGTCCCACGGGTCCCACTGGCTTCACGGGAAACACTGGCAACACCGGCCCGACAGGTCACGATGGCACGGCAGTGAACACTGGCGCGACCGGCCCTACAGGTCAGTCCGGCCCTGCCGGTATCGCGGCGAACACCGGTGCGACTGGCCCCACGGGTCCGACAGGCATCACGGGCCCCACGGGCTTCAACGGAAACACCGGTGGCACGGGTTTCACGGGAAACACTGGACCGACGGGCCCCACGGGAATGACGGGGCACGATGGCATCGACGGCGTTACAGGCCCAACAGGTCCAACCGGCCGCACAGGGCCGACGGGCGCGACTGGCTCGGGCTTCGTATTCACGGAGTCCGCGACGGCACCGACGTCACCAAACCCTGGTGACTGGTGGTACGATCTCACGACCGGCCTCCTGCAGATTTGGACCGATGACGGCGATACCACGCAGTGGGTTGTCATGGGCCCTGCAGTTGGGTCAACCGGACCGACGGGCTTCACGGGACCACTCGGGACGGGTCCGACCGGTTCGATCGGAACAGGCCCCACGGGGCCTACTGGCTTCACGGGTCCCACGGGCTTCACGGGCAACACTGGTGCCACAGGTGCAGCGTCAACTGTAACCGGCCCGACTGGCAACACCGGCCCCACGGGCAACACTGGCCCCACGGGCAACACTGGCCCCACGGGCAACACCGGCCCGACCGGCCTTGCTGGCTCGGCGGTGAACACTGGCGCGACGGGAAACACCGGACCGACGGGGCCAACAGGGTTCACGGGAAACACCGGCCCGACGGGAAACACCGGCCCGACCGGCCTTGCTGGCTCTGCAGTGAACACCGGCGCGACGGGGAACACCGGACCGACGGGGCCGACTGGCTTCACGGGAAACACCGGACCGACGGGGCCGACGGGAATAACGGGGCCGACGGGGAACACAGGCCCGGCGTTTGGTCCTCCACAAGGGCGCCTTACTCTGCAGACCGCCGTGCCAGTCATGGTCACTACGCAGTCGGCGAAGACGACGATTTTCTACACCGCTTATGCCGGGGACCAAGTTCCGATCTACAACGGCACCAGTTGGGCCATGACACCCATCACGAGTGGCGAAATTTCAGCTGCCACGACTGATACGACGAAATCGCCAGCTGCGATCGGCGCGAGCAAGGTCAACGATTGGTTCGTCTGGAACGACGCAGGCACGATACGGATCGGCCATGGCCCTGACTGGACCAGCGACACCGCGCGTTCTGCGGGCACCGCGTTGGTGATGGTCAACGGAATTCTGCTCAACAACGCGAGCCTCACCAACGGCCCAGCGGCACAGCGCGGCACCTATGTCGGCACGACCCGCAGCAACGGTTCGTCACAATTGGATTGGATTTACGGCACTGTAGCATCGGGAGGAACAGCAGGCTTCTTCGGTGTTTGGAACATGTATAATCGTCGACGTGTGGGATCCTCTTGCGGCGACAATACTAATAGCTGGACTTATAACTCGGCTACAGTACGGGCAGCTAACGCTAAAACTACAATGCGACATAGTTTCGTTAGTGGAGTGGAAGAAGACAGTTTCATTGGAACCTATTATGTTGCAGGTGGCCCGGATGTCATTACTGCACTTGCTGGTATAGGGTATGATGTGACAAATGCTTTCAGTGGCATATCGGGGTCATCTAACCTCGCTGGAATAGTTGCATTAATAGGCACTTTTAGTACAACCGCGTTAGGGTTCCATTTTATGCAAGCGTGTGAAGCCGCTGATCAAACCTCTGCTAACGTAGCCACGTATATTGGCGATAATGGCAACGCGAATTTGTACAAAACGGGCCTTACCATTGAGGGGTTGATGTGATGAACGCCGCCACCCTCAACAAAGCAATCGTCGCTGCTGGGTGTCCAACCCTCAGCAGCACTGTCGGTGAACTGGATGATCGTACGACATGGTCATTCATTCCCGCACCTGGGGCGACACAGGCACAGATTGACGCAGGCAACAACGTCATCGCCACGTTCGACTTCGCTGCTGCAGAGGCTGCTGATACTGCGCGGAAGGCCGGGCTCAACGCTGATACCGACTATTTGGATTTTGTAAGTCGCCTGCAGGGGAAGACGGCAGCGCAGGTGAAGACATACGTGCAGACCAACGTGACTGATTTGGCGAGCGCGCGCTTGCTCCTGGCCAAGGTCCTCCTCTATATAGCAAGGACGATTTGACCATGGCCAACATCAACTTCCCCACCTCCCCGTCGGTCAACGACACCTATACGTTCGCTGGCATCACGTACACCTATACCGCGCGCCTGGTGTGGAAGGCGAACGCGCTTGGGAGCTTCACTGGGCCGACCGGGCCGACTGGCGTCACGGGTCCCACAGGTTTCACGGGCCCCACTGGCGTCACGGGTCCCACGGGTTTCACGGGTCCGACGGGTTTCACGGGTCCTACGGGTCCAACAGGTTTCACAGGAAACACTGGCGCTGGTGCGACGGGTTCTACGGGTCCTACCGGTGCAACTGGTTCGGGCACCATCGGGTTCTTCATCATTTGAGGTAAGTTGTGGCATTTAACAACGATAAGGTTTGGTATTACGACGCCGGCAATATGTCGTCGACGGGGTACTATGCCACGGCTGTGTGGGCTGCAAACCATGCTTACGCTGCTGGCGCTCGCGTGCGCCAGCTGGCTACCCCCGCAGAGGGGAGCGAGCGCATTTTCATCTGTACCATCGCGGGAACGTCGCATCTTACGACAGAACCGACTTGGGCTATTACGCGCGGCTCGAAGACCACTGATAACACCGTAACGTGGGTGGAGTGTACCGGCCAACCAGCGCTTAACGGCGATACGACGAACGCCATTGTGTGGCTGACTCTTAAGAACACCGCGGTAAGCATAGGACAATTTATTTACGACTCCGTCAGTGCGTCCATACAAGTGTGTACGACAGCGGGCACCGCGGGGAATGGTTCCGCTCCTAGCTTCTCCGCTACGGCTGGCACGACGACTGCAGACAACACTGTGACGTGGACTTCCTGCGGGCTTGCCAGCGGCTTCGCTGCTTGGAGCACGCCGTTCGGGCGGTTCTCGAATATCGGCGTAACTAACTTTTTGATCTCAGGTATCCAAAACACGATGTACGTGGCACACAGCAGCGCGGAAACGCGTGCTTCTAACACGCTGATCAACAACCTTGGTTCCAAGTTCGATACTCCTCTTTACGTCTTGTGTGTAAACAAAGCCGGCAGCATGCCGCCCTCTCTCCCCACCGACTTGCGGACGACTGCTTCTCTAATCCACACAGGTACTGGCGTTGTTAATTTCACCAACGCAAACTCGCTTTATGTATATGGAATGCTGTTAGCGTCGCGCGGGATTGCTCACTGGGGAGGCAACGGGGACGTTGCACAGTATTATAGGTATGAGAAATGTGTTTTCAGAAACGACAACCCAGCAGCTGGTAATAATTATATGCAAGGAGCTCTCGCTGCTACTAGTAGTGTTTTGGAATTGATTGACTGTCAGTGGGCAAATATTGGCGGCACTACCATTCAAGCGTTTTTAGCGCCCGGGATTTGTGATTTTATATGGCGAAACCCGAGTGGCATTGCTGGTATTACAGGACCTACCGGAGCTACTGGTGGAGCAGGTAGTGCGTTGCTTCGGTCCCAAGGAATTGGTGTCGGTGGGGGGCGTTGGCTTTTCGATGGATTGGATCTTTCGAAGGCGAACAAGCTCCTAACCATGACTGCAGTGGGGGTGAGCAACCACCTCATCTTTAAAGATTGTAAGTTGCCCGCTGGGTATTTGCTCGGTGATGGCATGACTGGCCCTGGTGGTACTCTCGACGTTATTAGGTCAGATGGCGCCGCAACGAGTTATCAATTGACCCGCGAGCAGGCGGGTGCAATTTTGACCACAGAAACCAGCATCACCCGGGTAGGTGGGGCTACAATCGAAGGTCAAGCAGTCTCATGGAAGATTGCGAACACGGTGAACAACCAGTGGCCGTTTCCGTTCGAAGCACCGCGCGTCACCGTGCCGAACCAAAGTGTCGCCCAAAACAGAACCCTCACTATTTACGGGACGTGGAACAATGCCTCCTTACCGAACAACGACGATATCTGGATCGAAGTGATGGGGTTGGTCGATGCAACTGCTCCCTTAGGTGGAACGCTAACAACCGGGAAGGCAACTACCTGGGCCGCTGGCGCCGCCAACGCTTCTGATGTTTCTTCGTGGAATGGGGGTGGCTCGGGAGCAGGGTGGTCACCGTTCAAAATGTCTGTTACATTCTCTAGCCCGCAGTTGCAGCTCGCAGGACAGTTGTTTGCCATCATCAAAAGTGCGAAGACGAGCGGCACATTCTACATCGATCCAAAACCGGTGTTGTCATGAAGACACAAGCAAACATTAAGGAAAGAGTGATAATCCGGCCACCCCATATACGGACGGTCGTGCGAGCGGGACCTCGCCGCACCGTCTCGCGTCCGGCGGCGCCGCGAACGATCGAGAGGAAACCAGATGCTGATTAAATCCGACGCCCATCCGGTAGGGGGCACCATCCGCTGGCGCGTGCAGTACGGCCGGTGGATCGAGAATACGGCTTATATTCTGGGCACTTCGACGGTGGAGTCGGATGATCCGAATTACGTCGTGAGCGGGCTCACCGTGGAGGGCAAGGACCTCGTGTTCCTCGTCGCCGGCGGAGCTCTTAACCTTGCGGTAACTCTTACCGTGACAATGAAGGACAGCCTCGGGAACGTGCTTCCCGATACGATCAATCTCATAGGCGTCGCCCCCTAAGGAGCCTACCATGCCCACATACGGATCGACGTGGCCGACCTACGCCAAGCAGTGGGACGGCATGACGCTGAAGCCAAGTCAGCTAGCCGAAATAAACGCAACGGCCAAACGGCTTGTCGCCGCCAAGGCGCGCTATCAAGCTGTCGAGGCCAAGACCGGCGTTCCCTGGTACTGGATCGCTGCGACGCACGAGCGTGAGGCTTCACAGTCCTGGTCCAAGAGCCTTGCGCAGGGTGACCCTTGGAATAGGGTGTCCACGCACGTCCCCCGCGGGCGGGGTCCGTTCCCGTCTTGGGAAGCGGCCGCGATCGATGCGCTGCAGCTGGACGGTGTGAGCCGGGTCAAGGATTGGCGGCTCGAGAAGCTCCTCTATTACTGGGAACTCTACAACGGGTGGGGCTACCACAACAAAGGCCTCCCGTCACCGTACGTGTGGGGTGCCACTTCGGTGCAGCGGCCTGGCAAGTATGTGTCCGACGGCGTGTGGTCGTCCACTGCAGTGGACAAGCAGCTTGGCACCGCTGCCATGCTCAAGGCCATGATGGCCCTCGACCCCTCTATCAAGCCAATCCGGGAAGTCTCGGGCACCCCTGATGTGACCCCTGTGCCGCCGGTCGTCCGTCTTACGGGCCATCGCTGGGTGCAGGACACGCTTAACAAGGTCCTGGTCCCCAGCCCGGGGCTCGATGTCGACGGGGATTACGGCCCGGCGACGGTCGCCGCCATCAAGCGGTTCCAAGCTGCGCATGGGCTCGTCGCTGACGGCTTAGTGGGGGACAAGACCACCGACGCCTTGGATGCCGAGCTCACGAAGAAACCGGCGGTCGCCACCGCTACCGCCATCGCAACCGCCGTCCCACCGACGAAGAGCTGGTGGCGCCGGATGTTAGGAATGTGACATGCATTTCCCCCACTTCACAAGTTGGCGCACGTCTCTCACGGGCGCCGGCGCTCTAGTCTTCGCGGCCGCTGACCTGATTACGATGTTCCACAATAAGGACTGGGACAGCAACCGGTTGGGTGTGAGTGTCATGGCCATCCTGACAGGCCTGGGCCTCATCTCCGCGCGCGACAGCGCCGCCTCAGTACAGGCGCACGCGGTCCAGACGGTCGAGATCGCGCAAAATGCTGTCGGCCTTGCAGAGGTCAAAGCAGACGCTGTGGTCGCCAAAGAGGTGGCCGTGGTCGCCAAAGAGGAGGTCGCTGCCGTCAAACAGGAGGTCGCGGCGATCGCTGCGGTTACACCGTAATGTTCCAGTGGATCATCAGCTTCCTGTCCGCACCGATCTTCAACACTCTGTTGAACGCTTGGAAGGCCAAACTTGAGTCTCAGAACACCGCTGGGGCCCAGGCGGCTGACGTCGCGAAAGCGGCCATGATTGCTGAGGTGCAGAACCGCGCCGAAGCGAACAAGGTGGCGATCGTCGAGTACGGCAAATGGTACACCATCCTGCCGCGCATCCTGATCGAGTTCTCCGTTGCCATCTACTTCTTTAAGGTGGTAGTATGGGATAACGTCGTCCTGGCGGGTGAGGGGAACACCCCTGCAGTCCACGGGGACGTCGGCACGTGGATGGCTTTGGTGATAAGCTTCTGGTTTGGCGGCGCTGCGATCAAGGGGGCGATCGCCACAGCGCGTACACTGTGGAGATGACATGGCTTTCGATCGAAAAGCGTGGCAACGAGACTACAACAAAACGGATAAGGCCCGCGAACGAAAACGACGGTGGAAACAGTCTGAAGCCGGAAGAACGTCCCTCAGAGAAACACAGCGTAAGGCGCGCGCCAAGAGACCGGGTGGTCGGCTCAAGCTGTACGGGCTGACGCTTGAGGCTTGGGAGACGATGTTCGCCCAGCAAGGACGGGCCTGTGGGGCCTGTGGCACCACTGATCCAGGCCACAAAAAAGGGCATTGGGCCACCGACCATGACCACATCACTGGTCAGGTCCGAAAGATCCTATGCACGGGGTGTAACTTGGCATTGGGCCACGTCAATGATAGTATCCCCCGCTTGCGGGCCCTCATCTCGTATTTGGAGGCCCACGGACGGCGTTAACACAATATGAACGGGTCTGCCCGATATTCCGGGGACCCCAACCCGGAGACGCATTATGACTTTGAAGCTCAAAACCGCCGAGGAGCGCGCCGCGGAGATCCGCGCCGAGTCCCAGGCCATTGAGGCCAAGCAGGCCGCCGAGAAGACCAAGCTAGCCGAAGCAAAGGCCGCCGGTGTCAAGCCAGAGGTCGAAGAAGGCGTCGAAGGCGAGCCGGAACCCGACTACGCTGCCCTCGCGCGCGAGGAAGAGAAGCGTGCCGCCCAGCTCAAGCAAGCGGTGGACGAGATGCAGCTCGAGATCGACCCCTCCCTGGCGGTCAAGAAGTCCAAGGTGGCGGCGCCCCACGTCGACCTAGCGGAACTCCTCAACAAGCACGACAACGCTGAGGACACCCTCAACGCGCTCCACAACGCCATCCGCAAGATGCGCGAGGAGCCCGGTCTCAATGAGAAGAAGGAAGTGAACTGGCCGTCCGACCTCAGCCACTTGACTGAGAGCCAGCGAGCAAGAACGCTGGCCGAGATGGAAGCCGGCAAACGGCGATCGGAAGCGGCCGCTGACCAGCAGGCCAAAAACCAGAAGATCCGTCGCGAGCAGGCGATGAAGGAAGACGCCCAGCGCCTCAAGCTGGCCGATCTCCAGGCGCAGCTCGAAGCGGCGCGTGCCACTATTGACGTGCTCCGCCATAACCCCGTGAATGGCAAAGAGCAGTTCCCAACGATTGCAGCCGACAAGGTGGTATCAGTCAATGGCAATGCGAGCAGCGCAAGCTAAGTACGCAAAAACGGAGAAATACAAGGCGGCGCGTGATGACAAACACGCGCGTGCAATTCTCTGCAATGGCTGCAATCTAGCTCTCGGCCACATCAAGGATAACATCCCCCGGCTACAAGCACTCGTTGGGTATTTGGAGAAGATCAATGGCGCCGCTGAAGCTTGAAAAATTTGGCGGCATGCTCCCCTCCTGGGATAACCTTATTTTGCCAGAAGGACAAGCTGCGCTCTCGATCAACAGCTATCTCTTTAGCGGCACTCTCGTCGGGTGGCGCCAACCGAAGCTGCTCAAGACGCTGTTGGGAACGACCAAGTTCGCCTACCGCATCCCGAACAAGAACACAAATAACACCGCGATCACTGCGCCTGACTCGTTCTGGATGGAATTCACCGACGCTGACACCGCTGTGATGCGGACGCCAGTCGTGCAGGACAGCTTCCAGCGCTACTACTGGATGTCGCCGACCGACGTCCCCCGCTACAACACATATGACCGCATCATCGCCGGCGACCATTCGTGGAAGCTCGGCATCCCCGCATCAGGATGCTCGCCAGGTGTGGTCGTCACCGGCGGCGGGGATGCGAGCGCCAAGGGGTTCAACACTATCGTGTCCGATGGCGGTAACGCGCTGATCCTCGGAAACCAAGTCATACTTATCCCTCTCATTTTGGACGGCACTCTACTCCTGCAGGACGTGGCATTTATTTCGCAGACGACTGACTCAACCTTGGGCTACATGGGCGTCATTTACACCGACCTCAACGGTGAGCCCGGCCAATTGATCGCGAGCACACCAGCGTTCACGGGTGTAACGGCTGGCACAACGGCCACCGCCGTATTTGACAACGCTCCTGCGGTCCAACCGAATACGCAGTATTGGATTGGTATCGCAGTTGACACAGCTATCATCATAGAAATCGCGGACGACCGTACCAACACGGGCAAAGTCTTCGACAACACATTCGCCAACGGTCCTTCTGACCCCGCCCCTGCCACCGGCAGTGGCCCGAACTGGCAGATGTGGGGCGACTTCATCGGCAGCTCCGTCTTCTCCGCGCGGGCGTACGTGTACACGTACGTCAGCGAGTACGGCGAGGAGGGCCCGCCCTCTGCGGCCACGCTTACCAACGGGTGGAGCAACGCCACCTGGACGATCAGTGTGTTCGCGCCGCAGCCTGCCGACATGGGTGGCGCGGACCGCAACATCACACGGACACGCATCTATCGTACCATCTCGGCTAACACGGGTTCGACCTCTTACTTCCTGGTCGCCGAAATTCCTGTCGAACAAGAGACGTATGTGGATGAGCTACCTGACAACGAAGTTGCGTTCAATAATCAGCTGGTTTCTTACTTCTGGTTTGGGCCACCGGTGGACCTCCAAGGTCTCGCCGCGTTCCCGAACGGCATTGCCGTGGGCTTTAGATCCAACGAGGTTTGGTTTTCTGAGCCTTATCGGCCTCATGCATGGCCTCCGGGGTACGTCCTCACGACGGAATTCCCGATCGTTGGGGTCGGCATCTGCGGACAATCGGTCGTCGTCTGCACGGAAGGAACCCCGTACCTCATCACGGGTGTCAACCCACAAACGATGTCGCTGACGAAGATCAAGCTTCACGAGCCGTGCTTGTTCCGTGGTTCCATAGTTTCAACAGACACTACGGTGATCTATGCATCGCAGAACGGGCTCATCCAAGTCTCACAAAGCGGCAACGCGGGGAATATCACGGAGCAGTGGATCACGCGCGAGAGATGGAAAGCTCTCACCCCACAAAGCAACGTTCGTGCCATTAAGCATGCTACGAGCTACTTTGCTTTTGGTACAGTCGTGGGGGACGACACTTCCGTCGCCCAACAGGGTTTCACCGTTGAGATGTCCCAGCAAGACCAAACCAGTTTCACGGTGTGGCCACAGGCTGGAGGACATCGCCTGGGCTTTAACCAACTCACGTCGCCAAACGAGTTTGACATCGACAATGTGCAGACGGACGACTGGACCGGAGTAGGAATGCTCCTGCAGAACAGCGGGATGTACTACTACGACTTCACCGATCAAGCGCCCGTCATCGTCCCCTGCACATGGCGCTCGAAGATTTATCAGCAGCAGACGAAGAAGAACTACAGCGCCGTGCGTGCTTTTTTCACCATCCCACCCGGTACACCCGCGCAGGGGGTGATTGACGAAGCTGACCCACAGCCGACGCTCGCCGCCAATCAGTACGGCATCATGCGTGTGTACGCTGATGGGGATCTGTACTGCACGCGGGAGATCCGGAAGTCAGGCGCGCTCCTGCGCATTTACTCGTCTACAAAAGTCGAGCAGTGGCAGTTCGAATTCGAGACTCGAGTAAACATCACCAACGTTCAAATCGGAACGAGCGTGCGGGAGTTGGGCCTTGTCTGATGGCGCACCAGTTTGCAACCTGCCCAACGTAGGGCAAGTGCCCGCGCTACAAGCCGGGCGCATGTTTCCGTCTGTCCCGAAGGCACAGGACTTGCCCTCGGCGATCCAGGCGATTAACGCGCTCGCGCAGATCATCATGCAGCTAGCGTCGCCCGGCCTCCCGCCGTTTCAAAACAACTTGGCACCGTACAACTCGTCATCCAGGCTCGTTGGTACACCAGGGATCAACGCTGCGGCGGGTGCTAACGGTAGTGCTGGCGCCGCGGGGAAGAAGGGGAAGGATGGCGAGAATGCGCAGAACCCGAACTGGGAACAGACAGGGTTCAAGACGGAAAAAATCAAAGTGATGAACCCTGACGACAACGATCAGTTCGTGGTTGTGAAGCGCATCACTGAGATCACCTTTGCTGACCAAGAAACTGGGGCCGAACTAAAAATCAGTATGAAGGCTCAGTGATGGCTACCGACGGCGCACCAGTTTGCAACCTGCCTAATATCGGGCAAGTTCCAGCGCTCCAGCCGGGGCGTCTGTTTCCTGCGATCCCGAAGGCAGGGGATCTACCCTCTGTGATCCAAGCGGTCAACGCAATAGCGCAGATCGTCGCCCAGCTGGTCTCGCCGGGTCTACCGCCGTTCAGGAACAATTTGGCGCCATACAATTCAGCATCACGGCTCGTCGGTACGCCAGGTATCGTCAGTACCGCTGGTGCGAATGGAAGCGCCGGCGCCAAAGGGAAGGACGGGAAGGACGGGAAGGAAGCGAAGGATCCGAATTGGAATGAGTCGAGTCGCAAGACGGAGAATGTGAAAGTCAAAAACAAGGACGATGAGGATACGTACCTCATCATGAAACGGGTGACAACTCTCACTATTACTAGTAGGTTGAATGGGCGGAAAATTGTTTGGAGTGGTACCATAAAAGGAGACGACCCTCTTCGCTTGGAAGGTGGTCCGAGTGAACAAGGACAACCTGTTCCTATCGCTGGACAGAGTGAAGGTAGACCACAAGTTGGGACTGACAAATTCAACCGTGAAACCGTTGAAGAGGATCCAGCGTTCCCTTCACGTGGTGTAAACGGGTCTGGTACTGCAGCTCAACCGTTTCAACCGGGGCTAATGGCGGACTGTGTTGGGGTGAGCTGGGGTGGCGGTGCTGTTGAATTCCGTTTTGGAGCAGGTTAATGAGCCGGTTAGAAATCCCTAGCCTTGACGGGCATGACTCGAAAAAGCTTGTCTTCTCGTTGTGGTTCCGCATCCCTGCGGAATCACTAGAGGCAACACAAGCAGAGTGGGCCGCATGGGATGGAAATTGGGAAACCCGTAAACCGTTAACGGGAATCCTCCCATTGATTGTCTTTGGTCCTCCCGCTAAACAAAAGATGACCGACTTTGTGCCAAAAACAATTGGTCAGTTCGAGGGTTTTGCCAATGTGAATTGGACGGATGGGTTTGGGGTTCCAGATTGTATTGGTTCTGGTTGGGTTGTTTCCCATGAAACCGGCCCGCAGCCGTTTCAAATTAGTACATGGATCGAAAACGAAGAAACGCGCCCTCTCGACCCTTCGTACATCGGGATAGATGTAACTGGGCCTTACCCAGCGCTCTCCGTTAATATTGTCATGCCCGACACTGATGTTCCGTATGTGAGTGGGCTATGGTCCCAACAGGAAAGTTTTTCTATTTCCGGTGTTGTTCCTTCATTTGCCGGTGGTGGAATATGTCCCGGCGCTCCAGATACTTTCGTTGGTGCATTTGGGCTCCAGATGCGTGTCGTAACCAACTCGCCCATCTCCTCAGTTTTATCCCAGACCAATATTTTTAGTGGGCAATCAGTTCTTATTCCCACGCGACCAGAAATGTTTCGAACCCTTCCTTCAGCGCGCGTGGGAGATAGTGCTGGCGTAGGGTTTTTTAATGATATAGCTGATGGGGATTTTGGTGGTCAGAGAGTAACCCCGGACCACTGGCATCACCTTCTTCTATCGATTGATTTGTCAAATGGAGTTTCCACAAAAGGGGCACAGGTGACAGAGACGAGAAACCTGGATCCTATGACGGGTCTCACATCAGGTACTACATCTGGTGAAGGGGCCACAATACCCGGTCAAGGATCACGGACCCAGAGCGCGTGCAAAATGTGGATTTCATTTGACGATGTGAATTTGACTGGAGAGAACTTGTCTGCTTACTACCCCCATGGTTATGGCGATCCTAACGGGGTTGTTACTGTCACTGGCCTCTTCACCGCGACTGACACTACTTTCAACGTCTCTGATCATGTTTATGACATCAACGGAACTGATAACCGTACGTACCAAATATGGGAGGCCCCAACTTACACCTATGTCCCTTCAGCCATACCATTTGGCAGCAGCCCGATTGGCATTCCTACACAAGCTGAACAAACCGACGCTTTCAAAGTGGTCGAGATGGCGGACCTGCAGATTTTTGTCAACAAGACGCTGAACACTTCTTCCGTATCCGCCCGACGTGCGTTTATCAGCAACGATGGAAAACCTGTGTCCCCTAAGAAGGCAGAAGACCTTCTTGGTAAACCTGTCATCTTGCTGCACGGGTCTGGAAATTGGATCAAAGGGAAGAACACGGGCTCGGACGACACACCAATTCATCCAAGTGGAGAAATCGTGCGCTATAGCCCTCCTCCTTCTCTCCATGGGGACCAGTCGCCAAAAAGATAAGTTAACCGTTTCTAAACGCCTTCCACGGTACCCCTCGGGGGCCCATGAGGAGCTACCAGAATGGCCATCGCAGGATACAACCCGATCTCTACGGCCCAACCGAGCAGCTCCGTCTCCTCGGGTCAGAGTACATCGAACGGCTACAATCAGTCGCAAAACGCGTCGCAAGGCAGCTCAGCGTCGCAATCCACTTCGTTTATCCCGAATTATTCGCAGACGCCGATCCTTGAGTCGATCGCGCAGTACGCAGAGGGCATGGCCCCCCAGGTTTACCAGTGGGGCATGGATACCTACGGCAAGAACCAGGGCAGCATCGATGACTTGATGCGGACCGCCGAGACCTATGGTAGCGGACAGCGGCTCGCGGCCGACATGGGCATGGCGGAGTCCGGCGTCCAGCAGGCGGGCGCGAAGGCCCTCGAGAATTCGAAGCAGGATCTGGAGAGCTACGGGATCGACCCCTCTTCGGGCCGGTACGCTGCGCTCGATCAGGCCTCCAAGGTGCAGACGGCGGCCGCCGCGGCCGGCGCCGGGAACCAGCAGTACCAAGCTGACCTCGCGACCGGTAATGCGATGAAAAACCAAGCGATCTCTGCCAGTCTGCAGAACGCCAATTTCGGCTTGGGTGTCGGCGCGGACGCGAACAACTTCCTCTCGACGGCCATGCGCCTGCCGTACTCGCCACTTGGAACGCAGTCTTCGAGCTCCAGCCAGCAGTCCAGCGAAGGTATGAGCCAGGGTGTGACCAGCAGCCAGAGCACTAACGACAGTTCGTCCCGCGGTGCGACCCCCACGGGTGGTGGCGGCAGCGGCGGCGGCAGTGGCGGCGCAAAACCCTCTTCCTCAGGGGGCGGCGGTGATCCTACTGGGAGTGGTGCTGGTAGTGCGCCCCGCGGTATCTCCGGTGGCAGTGGTCCTAGCGGTAGCCTAAGTGGTGGCAGCTCCGGTGGCGGCTCAGACGGTTCTGGCAGTCAGACCGACCCGTGGTACGATGGCACGCCCGGCGTTGGCGTCTATCCTGGTGACAACGGCGGCTCTTCGTGGGATGCATACAACCCCGGCGGCACGGGTGGCACGTTTGACACGGGTCTCCCGGGTGGCGGAGCCGGTAGCGACACTGGTGGCTGGGATCAAGGTGCGACGTGGAGCGATCCAGGCTTCAGCGGGGACTGGGGCTATGCCGCGGGCGGCCCGGTCGACGATGACCAAGAGATGCAACCGGGCTACGATCCCGATCAGGACGGACAAATGGTGCATCCGGGTATGAGCCCGAGCAGCGGACAGGAAGTAGACGACGTGCCCGCCAAACTCAATGCTGGCGAATTCGTCATGCCGGATGACGTCGTACGATGGAAGGGTGAAGAGTTCTTCCAAGGCCTCATCGCCAAGTCGCGGCAGGCCCGTGAGGGTATCATGGCGGCGCATGGACAGATGCAGGGTCAACCCCCGCAGGGCGCGAATTTGGGCGGAGCAATCTGATGGCTGACGAAGATTTCGAAGACAGCAACCAGGGTTACGACTCTGGTGAGACGATGGCTCCCGTACAGGAGGCTCAGGAACCTGTGCCCAGTGAGTACGGCGGCGATCTGCCGCCCGAGACTGCCGACACCGCAAGCCAAGATACTGAGCGCAGCTGGATCAGGCAACTGCTTGACCATGTTCGCTCCTCGTTTGGCATCAACGAAGAAGCCATCCCCACCGAAACAGGAGGCGAAAAAGCCGAGGCTACACAGCAGCCTGCTGACGAGGGGGGGATCCCAGATGATACGGGTGGGGCGTCATTCGATCGGAAGACGGGGACCGCCGGTGGCGTACGTTCGCAGCCGCGCGAGGCTACACCGTACGATCAACCCGCGGAGAATACGCGCGCCACGGGGAATGTGGAGCGTTTAAGCAATACCGCGTCCGGTGTGGCGAAAAACCTCTTCGGTGCGGAGCAGCCAGAAGCCGGCGATACCATGCGCCGGATCAAAGAGTACGTCCTGGGTGAGGGCGGGATGCCCAACGCGGAGCGCAAGGCGCGCGAGGCGCAGTTCGCTGCCAACGCTGGCAATCAGAATGCGACGAAGAGCGAGATCCGTGAAGGTGCACTCAAGCAGGCGGCACAGGAAGGCCTCGATAAGGGCGGCGCCATGCTGCAGAATTATCGCACCAATCAGCAGAACTATAAGGGGCTCGCCGCCGGGGCGCTCGATCACGGTGACAGAGATGGTGCGGCCAAGTTGTTCAACGAGGGCCACTCGTTCGTGCCTGATGGCGCGCACGCTGTCGCTTCGCCGTCTGCCAACGGTATTCTCATGGCCGTGCGCAACAATGCAACGGGTGACACCAAGTCCACCCTGCTCACCGACGACCAGTTCCGCGACATGCTTCACAACCGCTCGGGCGAGTTCGACCATCTGACCGATCAAGGCTTGCAGAAGATGATCGATCAAGTCGCGCAGACACCCGGCATGCCGAAGCCCAACCAGATGGGCAACGCACAGCCTGGTGGTGCAGGTGTCGCTAATACTCCGGGTGCCACCGTGCCAGGACAGGTCGGCCCGACGGCGGCGCCAGCTGCTCCGATGCAAGGTGCGGGTGTCGGCAACCTTCCACAGGGTGCCAACGTGCCACAGGTTGGCAGGCAGAGTGCCCTGCCGAGCGAAACACCTCTACCTCAACCGAACCCGACCCGGACAGCGGCTCCTCCTGCTGGGCCCGGTGGATCGAGAACTGCTGGCCCGACACCTGTCCAGGCGGCTACCGCGATTGGCGGGAAGCAGGCCTTGCAGCAAGCTGGGAAAGATCCGGACGGGTGGCCGACCGGTATTCCTCGTGGTGGCCAGTTCGCCAACACTAAGGGAAGTGCCAACAGAGATTTCTCCGAACCGGTTAAACTTGGTGGGAGCGGACATGTCAGCTCAGTCGGCAAGGCCGGCAGTGCGGCAGTTTATGACGTCCGTGGCCACACGTATGCTGTCGGCAAGGACGGCCTGCCGATCGCGAAGGAAGGACAACCCGGCTATCGGGGCCCGGGGCCTGGACAACCCAACTGGACCGGGACACAGAGCGACAAGATCAACACCAGACAGGCTGGCGACCCGGTCCCGCAGGTGATCCAGCGTCAGCCGTATTCGGTGCAGCGCGCCCAGGACACCAACGCCATCAAGCGAGAAGCCCTCGACATCAAACGTGAGCAGGGGAAGAGCAGCCTCGACGTCAAGCGCGATGCGAACGAGATCAAGCGCGATCTCGGTACGAAGGGGAATGAGATTAAGAGCGGAAACCTAGATCGTCAAAATAGACAGGGCGACGCGCGCATCGGCAACACCGCCGAAGGAAACCAGATCAAACGCGAGGCGATCCAGCAGCGTAACGACCACCTCGACTACCTCCGTGACAAGTCCACCGGTGAGTTGAACGAGAAGGCCCTCAGCCGCCTAAGCCGCGAAACAAATTCTGACGTGGGCGGCGTTATGCGGTATATTGACTCGAAGATCCGGAGTGGCGTCGAGTTGACGCCGAAGGAACAGCAGTACGTGAACGAAATACGCGAACGTACACAGCGCACCCGGCAGTCACCGTAAGGGGGCCTCGTGGACGAGGAAGAGGATCTCCAGCAAGCGGAGGATACCGCCCCCCAGCAGGAGGCGGCTCCCGCGCGCCAGGAACAGGAAGACCCGATCGCCTCCCTCGGCCAGGACATCATGGCCGAGGCGGCTCCCGCGCGCCGGGAAGACCCGATCGCGTCGCTGGGCCAGGAAATCTTGTCCGGCGCCCAAGGATCACAAAAAGGTGAACAACCTTCACAAGAAGGTGAAGCCCCCCAGGCGGAGGGCATGCTGGCGTCTGGTGCGCGCGCTGCGGCCCACTCGGTCCTGCCCGGTGTTGCCGGGGCTGCCGCCTTCGCCCCAGGAGCGGCGGCTGGCGCGGCGATCGGGTCGGCCTTCCCCGGCCCAGGGACCATCATCGGCGGCGTCGCCGGCGGCCTCCTGAGCGCCTTGGGCGCGGGCACCGCGGTCTCCATGGCCCAGGAATGGCTGCTCAACAAGCTTGGCTTCGGCGACGAGGCACAGCAGGCGGCAAACCTCAAAGAGAACCCGGTCGCGACCGGTGTTGGCTCAGTAGCGGGCATGGCGGCCACCTTCGGGGTAGGCGGCGCCGGCGCCCTAGCGGGGCGCGTCCTCCGGGGCGGGCTCATCGAAGGCGACGCTGCCCAGCTGATCGGGCGCGGAGTGGCGAGCACCGTGAGCGGTGGCGTCGACCTTCTGCAGACGGGAGACCCCAAACACGCCGCGGCGGTGGCCGCCGGCTCCGGGGTGGCCTATAATCCGACGTCTCTCGGTCAGGCGGCCTTACGCGGGGGTGAGCAGCTGGTCGAGAAGCTAGGTATCGGCGGCAACGCCGGCCGGAAATTCATGACTACCCTCGCTAACGCAGTGCATGAGAACCCGAAAAATGCAGAAGCGGAAGCGAGCCCCGTTACGGGTGCCACGGTTGACGGGGCCGCCACAGAGACACCCAAGGATCCGGCGCTTGCTCGGGAGGCTGTGCAGACTTCTGGAACTAATACCCCAGGCGGATACGGGAGCCGATCGGCCACGCCGCCGCCGAAGGATGGCATCGCCACGGGTGAAACCCAGAACACGCCGGTCCGGGACGGGGGCAACAAAGGCATCTACGCAAAGGACGCGGTCCCCGGTGAAGAAGGCGGCGCCACCACGCCGGCGCCGTTAGGCACGCTAAATCCGGATATTGAAGCCGTCATGCGGCCCAAGCCCGAACCTGCACCCGAGGCACCCGTGCAGCAGGCACAGCAGGATCAGGCTCCCGCGCCGCGCGCCGCCCCTGTGGACCGCACGATGGACCTGATTAAGTCCCTACAGGACGCCGAGACCACGCGCACCGCCGCGCGCGAGAACCCCCCGAGCGAGTTTGACCTAGCCGCCCAGAAAGCGGTCGACGCTGCGGCCAACTCGCCGTACCGCAACACGTTGAAGGCTGGTCGCCAGCAGGACGAGGCTGTGAGCGGCCCGCCCGGTGGCGGGAAGCCCCCTCCTGGCGAGAGCACGTTGGGCGGCGCTCCCCCGCCAGAGCCCCCGAAGAAGTCCACGATCGCGCCGGCGGAGCCAACCACGCGCTACAAGGAGGGCGAGAAGAGCACTCCCGAGTTGGCGGCGGAGACGGTCAATCGCGGGTTCGACAACTTGTCACGTAACCAGAATGCACGCTGGCACGAGTTCAAGGACGCCCTGAAAAGCAGCCTCAAGACCGATAGCACCCTGGAAGGCAAGCGCGGTGAGGACCTCTACCACGCGATCGAGCGCGGGGAGATGGACAAACTCGACCCCAAGACCAAAGCGGCGTGGGATAAGTTCGCAGGCCCGCGTATGGAGCGCATCGCGGAGGCGGAGAAGGAGCTTGTGGCGCGGGGCATCAAGCCGGCCGAAGAGATTGGCGACCCGACGCACATCCACCGCTTGCGCAATATGCCCTTTAGTCTGTCGGAGTGGCTCAACCGTGACCCGACCGGCATGATGCGCGGCATGTCACGCCCCGACCCGTTCAAGGCACTCGAGTATCGTGGTGCGACGGCGGCTGACGGCACACGCATCACCCTGCAGGACATGAGCCCCAACAAATACGGGGTGTGGAAGAATGGTGAGCAGCGCGTCTACTCAATCGATCGCGGGGAGGACGCCAAAGGTTTCAAGAACGGCGACAAGATTGAGTACAACGGCAAGGAGTACACCGTCGATCGTGGGCTTACATCGGACATCGAGAAACACGCGCGCGACGAAAATGGTGAACCACTCAAATACAAAAAGAACGCCGCACTCTCGCTCTACGAACACGAGCAGCAGGTGAAGTCGGCGCTCGAACATGACGACATGATCCGGACGTTCAAGAACGATTCGGCGCTCAACCCGTTCCGAGAGAAGGCGAACACGCCCGAAGGTCAGGCGAAGCTCAAACAAGGGTGGAAGGAGTTACATGGCGAGGCCTTCAAGGACTTCGAAGGGATCGTCATGCACCCGGACATGGCGCAGGCCATCCGAAACAACTTCGACCCTGGCCTGGGGATGCACGCGAGCAGCCCGATCAATTTGATGCGTGCGGTAAACCAGTTCGCCGTCCGGTCGATCTTCTGGAATCCCATCCCTCACTCCTTCAACGCCCTCGTCCACTATCTCGGCGCACGGGGCGAGGACTGGCTCCCGGTCACGTTCAAGAAAGGTTCGTTTGGGATCGAGAAGGTTGGCCTCGACAACTACAGAAATTTCATCCGGTCCGTCGGAATGGGCTGGGATGATGTCGTCAAGCAGAAGGGCACCTTGATCGACCTGAACCGCGCTGGTGCGCCCCTGGTTATGTCGGGCATCGAGCGAGCGCGTGCTCAAGAATTGACGGGCAAGCTCCTTGGTGTCTCGCTTAAGAGCGAGCCGAAGTTCTGGGGCAGTGCCGCACAGAAGTTCGGATTGGGTAAGGCCGTTGACGCGGTGAAGGCAGTCTACGACGGCTCCTCACGGTTCCTCTGGTCTGCCGGTGACATCATGATGGCAGCGCGCATCCACGAGAACGAGATGAAGGGGATGACGCGCGAGCAGGCGATGAAAGACGCCTCCATCCACATGCCCGATTACGTGTTGCAGAATAAGCTCCTCGGTATGCGCGGCCTGCCCAGCATGATGGCGGACCCAGGGGTCTTCATGTTCGGTCGCTATCACGCGAAGGTCGTCGACTCTCTTGCGCACATGACCATGGACGCCCTCGGCCCCAAGTCTTCCATCGAAGATCGTCGGAAGGCGTTTGGCAACATCGGCGCGCTCGTATTCATGGGTGCAGTCCTCTACCCTGCAGCGGACGCCGCCGTCCAAAAACTCACGGGGAACGCCGACGCCTCGCAGCGTCGTCGCGGCCCGCTGGCACCGATCACCAACATACAAGAGGGTGTGAAGGGTGAAAAGACTTACGCGAGCACGATCTCCAACCTGCTCACGTTGAGCCCCGGTGCGTCCTTCATCACGGAAGGGTTGCTGACGAACCGCGACTTCACTGGTCGCAACATTGTCGAACCGAAGTCTTCGCTCGCGAAGCAAGGGGCACAAGCGGCAGAATACACCGCAGGAAAATTCGTTTCGCCTTACAAAACAGTCAGCGATGCATTCAACCCCAAGAGCACGAAGCATCCGCTCCTAGAAGGTCTCGCCGAGTCGGTGGCTGATGTGAAAGTGCCCACCGAAGGTCAGAAGAAGGGCGCATTCAAGGGTGAGCAGATGCGGCAGAGCCAAGCGGCGCAGCGCGACCAGAAACCTCGTGGTCTGATAGAGTACGGGGTCAACAAGGTGACGCCTGCCACGCCGAAGGTCGTCGCGCGCCCGTCCAAGGGAGCGTCCGAAGAGGTGGCCCCCGCTGCTCCGCCCCCTGCAGCACCTAAGTCTAGGTCATCCTTGAGACGCGACCCGCTTGTGGACCTTGGCAATGAAATCATGAGGGGGGCAGGGCAATGAGAGACCAAGATCTCCCAGAGAGCGAGAACATCGAGGATCACCGCGACGACCCGCCGGAAGAGCGCGAGCCGAGCAGCAAACTGCGCCTGATCTACGATGAATTCCGCAAGGTCGCCAACTCGTCAGACAACGAGGGACAGCAAGGTGGCATCTCAGATGAGGGAGGCTACAGCGATATTCCGAGCGTCAGCAAGACGCGGCAAGTAGTTGGGATGGTCACACAGCGAGCCAACGGCGGCCCGATCGAGAAACAGCAGAGCAGCCTCAAGCGCCTCACACAGCATCCCGTCTTCCCTAACGTGAAGATCGTCCACAAACGCATGCAGGGCTTGACTGACTCGAGCCCGGACATGAAGACGGTCACCATCAACTCTGCGGTCCCCACGACGATCGTCGTGAATGGCAAGCGCATCCCTACGGCGGCGCCTCTTGCCGTGTTCGAGCTCTACTCGCGCGCCGGCTGCGAGGTGTTCAAAGAGGCCTCCCAGAAGCACGGCTACGAGGCGGACGACCAGGATGTCCAGACCTGCGCGCGCCGGGACGTGGGGGAGGTGGCCGAAAAGCACTTCCTGGAGGAGCAGTACGGTTTTACCGCTGAGGATTGGACGGCCTACTGTAAGATCATGGAACAGGGCGCCGGCCGGCAGATTAACCAGTCAGCAAGGGGCGGGGACTAGGATGCCATGGAAATCGGACGCGCAGCGGAGATGGGGGAATAGCCCCGCCGGACACAAAGCGCTCGGAGACGCAGGCGTTGCCGAGTGGAACCACGCAAGCAAAGGAAAGACCATGAACAAGGGATATCAAGGCTCGTCGGTCGCGATGGCCGCGGGGGGCCCCGTCCTGGGCCGGACCCGGGACTTCATGAAGACCCCCGACGAATTCACGGGCGGTCGATTGCCGCCAAAGCAGACGGCGCCCGTGCAGCAGGACTACGGCAGCAAGGGAGCGTCGGCCAAGCGGACGGGGGACAAGTCTCTCCCGACGGTGAAGCCGCGGAAGTGAATGAGCGCCCAATCCGAGCTTGTTTCCAAGGTGATCTGCGAGGCGGTCGACCCGCTTATCGTACGTCACCCTGAAATCGAAGTCGGAAGCATCCTCCAGGCGCTAGAACACCTGCGGTTCATCATAACGGAGAAAATGATCTCTACGTCGTCAGCCGGATCGCCGTTCAACCCCCTAGATAAGCGAGCCTCCAATGTCCTTCGACATCAGCAAAAGCGGCCTTCCTAGAAAGATCCTAATCGGGCCTTTTGAACACACGGTCTTATTCAAGGACCTCGGTCTTGCCTCGGATAAACACATCTTCGGCATGTACATGTTCGAGGACCTCGAAGTCTTATTTCAGCCAGGGCAAGTCAACAGAGCGTTCGCCGTCGACAGCGTGCTGCATGAGCTGCTGCACGGTATCTTCCGCGTGAACGCCCTGCACCTGGAAAAAATGTCAGTCGCCGACAGCGAAGAGAAAATGATCACTGTTATTGCGACGGGGCTAACTCAGCTGTTGAAGGCGAACCCAGGTTTTCGGAAGTGGCTTTTGAAGCATGCTGCCTAACCCGAGCTTCGTGGATCCCTGCTACAGAGATTGTGTAGCCACTTCCACCTAGCAGCCCATCATCTAAGTTCCAGTAGGGGCTGTGCTCCGCATACCCACGGCGCTTGAGTCGGCGGCACGCCGTCTTCGCCTGCCGTTCCGTGATGCCAAGATGGGTAGAGAGCGACTGGAACGTTTGAACGCAGTTGTCGCTGTCGAAACCATCGAATAAATAGTCCAAAACGAGCTCCTCAGTTTTTGTCATGTCAGTCATGTCACGGGTATCCTCTCTAGGGTTGGGGGCGGAGTTGAGTGAGTAGAACCGTTGCCAGTACGCGAACTCTTCATCATGCTCACATTTCCACAGA